AATGTGGACTAAGATATCGTGTATTTGTGATGGGTGCTGGCGATAATTATGTTGCACACTTTAATCCTAAGGTTCTAGAGACCAAAGGTGAATCACACATGATAGAAGGTTGCTTGTCTTTTCCTCTGCTAGGTTTAAGAATTACCAGACCCGAAGAAATTACGGTAGAGTACCAGGACTTTTATGGTGAAAAACATATAAGCAAATATACCGGTATTTCTGCTCGTTGCTTCTTGCATGAATTGGATCACATGAATGGTGTTGTATACACTGACCGTGTAAAACCACTAGCACTAAAGTCTGGTTTAGATAAACGAAACAAGGTTATTAAGAAAATGGCACAATATCAAGCATTAATGATGAAACAGGCAAAAAATAAACCTGTTAAACAATTAAACAAGAGTAGATAATTTTTTGAGAGCTAAGGTTCGTTTCATTGATTCGGACCTTTTTCTTAAAGAAATTTGTGTGAATATACTCTATTTGGCCAATTACAATCAAAACCAATGTATACTTTTTTATTGATGGTATTTGTGGCTTTATAGATGGAATATATACTTGACATAGCTGTGTCCTTATGTTAGAATTTGACATAGAGTAGGTGGATGTTGGTAGCATCGTGACCTACACCTTTATTTATATTAAATATTACTTATTATGGCAAAAACTCCGCTAGAGTTCGTTGAGAAACAATGGGTTGAGTGGCAGGATCAAAATCCTGTCCACGAACACGTTGATGAAGAACAACTAAAAAACACACTTATCAATGACTTAACCTATGCATCTCAAATGGATGTTAGGGAGTATACACTATATCAAAAATGGTGTGAAGTCAAAGAACGTTATCCTGTGAAAGAAGTTTCCACATTGTGGGGTGATGAAGTTCACATGGTTAGCAAAGAGCAGGAGAAACTAATCCAGAAAGTCAAGAGTAACTTTTGGGTTCCTAGTTCTCCTGATGACTATGAAAAGTTAGAACCTGTTATGCAGTTGTATAACGGTGAATTGGCAGAAACATGGAATGCCATTCGTACATTCTCATCTACCATGAAAAACAATTCTAACATTGGTCGTAATCTATTTTACACCGTTGTTGATGGTCGTTCTGGTAAGTATCTTGGTGTTATTTGCATTTCATCTGACTTCTTGGATTTGACACCACGTGATAATGCTATCGGTTGGTCTAGAGATGTTAAGACACAACAAGGTATGATTAACCATACAGCAATCGGTTCTACAATTGTGCCCCTGCAACCACTTGGTTATAATTACATGGGTGGTAAGTTGTTGGCTTTGTTGTGCCTTGCCGACACAGTTCAAAAAGATTGGAAAGTTCGTTATGGAGACACTCTTGTTGGCGTTACTACAACGTCACTCTACGGAAAGACCAAAGCCAACGGGCTTTCTCAATATGATGGTTTGGAACATTGGCAAAAAATGGGATTCTCTAGTGGGTCTGTTGCTTTTGAGCCTAAGCGTTCTACTGCTAACATGGTCTACAAATGGATCAAAGAAAACCACACAAGAAAATACTTTGAATGGTGGGAAGCAACCAACACACAAGGACTTCCACTGAAACGTGACCACAAGAATCGTTCATTGAACTTTGCATATGGTAAATTGAAGATTCCAAAAGAGTTGATTCGCACAGAACACCAACGTGGAATTTATTTCTCTCCATTGTATAACAATACGAATGAGTTCTTACGCAAAGAAATTGGTGAAGATGTTTTGGTTAAATCTTTTGATACTTCAGAAGAAGCATTGTCTAATATTTGGAAAACTCGTTACGCAAAACCAAGAATTAGACAGCTCCAAAAGAAAGATAAAGTATCCTATGAAACACTATTTTATGATGATTTGATATTTTTAGATTGGAATCAGACTAAGGAGAAATATCTAGGACAGGTTGGTCGTTAATAATTTATTCAAATGGTATTTACTTAAACCTGTTTGATTCATGGCATCTTTTTTACATCCATAAGTTATACCATTTATTGTTATTGATTTAGCTAAAGGATGATTTCTTCCTTGTCTTTTTGCCATAAGTTTTTTAACAATTTCTGGATTGTGCATGGGATTATTTTTTATCATATCCAATCTTGGTTTTCCTTTTTTTCCTTTTGAAATGTTTTCACACCATTCGATTGAGTGTTTTCTTCCTTTAACTTTATTGGTTCTTTTTTGTATTTGTTCTTTATTATGCTTGAATCCCAAAATACCATCACCACCTAAAGTAGAATTGTAACCATTTGAAAAAGAATTGAATTGTTCTATAAAATAGGTTTCCATATTTTTAAGTGTATGGTTTCCATCTTTTGATTGATACAATACTTCCCAATCAAACTTATCCCAACCATATTTGCAAATAGCATTATAAAATTTGGATTCTGTTTTTTTATGTTGTGATTTATGGTATCTTTTACGGTTTGGCCAGTTAGAATCAAACCCAATGTATACTTTACCATTAATGGTATTTGTGCATCGATAGATGGAATAAATACTTGACATGTGCTGTGTTTCCTGTTAAAATATGAACATAGAGTAGGTGGGTATTACCAGTACCGTGACCTACACCTATTTATCCATCAGATTATTCTGGCAGATAATTCAAGTATACCACATTTGCGCTTGACATTTTACATACATAATAGTATGATGTTAATTCCACGCAATGTGGTTTTTATTTTATTAGGAGATATATTATGAGTAAGCTATCAGCAAAAACAAAGATGCTAAATGCCTTGAAACAAACTAGCGGCTATAACACATTCAGCGTTAAGTCTGCACAGAAGCGTTTTGGAATTAAAAATGTTGCCGCACGTATTGAAGAATTGCGTAAAGAAGGTAACTGCATCTACACAAACAGCCGTCAAGTCAACGGCAAGAAAGTAAATTACTACCGTCTCGGCACACCAACAAAAGCATTGGTGCAAGCCGCTGTTCGTGGTGGTTATTCTTTCACAGCTTAAGTAAGCAACGGATCCTCAGCGAGGATCCTTTTTTAATTTGGAGTCCAAATGGAAATTTCAGTAAAAACAGAAGACTTGCGAAAGTATAGTATCTTCGTAGCGACACCAATGTATGGTGGCATGAATCACGGTCTATACATGAAAGCATGTTTGGACTTACAAGGAATCTGTATGCAATACGGCATTCAGGTTAAATTCTCGTTCTTGTTCAATGAATCTTTGATTACACGTGCACGAAACTATTTGGTTGATGAATTCATTCATCGTTCCGAATGCACACACTTGTTGTTCATTGACTCAGACATTAACTTTAATCCACAAGACGTTATTGCAATGTTGGCATTGGATAAAGATGTTATTGGTGGTCCTTATCCTAAGAAAGCAATCAAGTGGCGTTCTGTTAAACGTGCACTTGAAAAGAATCCAGACCTTGACCCACAAAAATTAGAAAAAGTTGCTGGTGACTTTGTTTTCAATCCTGTTAAGGGTACAGCACAATTCTCCGTAACAGAACCTTTGTCTGTATTGGAAATTGGTACTGGTTTCATGATGGTTAAACGTGAAGTATTTACCAAAATGGAAGAAGCATATCCAATGATTCGCTACAAGCCAGACCATGTTGGTCAAGCCAACTTTGATGGCTCACGTTACATTCATGCATTCTTTGATACAGTTATTGATACAGCAGATTCTATCACTGGCGGCGGTTCTGACCGATACTTGTCAGAAGATTATATGTTTTGTCAAATGTGGCGCAAGATTGGTGGAGAAATCTACTTGTGCCCATGGATGAGAACTGCACACATTGGTACATATCACTTCCACGGTGACATGCCTGCTGTTGCAAACTATGTTGGAGAAATGTAATGTCTGAAAATGGATATCGCAACAGTGATGATGAAACCCCAATCAATGTTCCAGTTGCTGTGTCCACTCAGGTCCAAGAACCTGGTCGCAAATTTGATGGTGGTAAACTAGAATATGGTTTACTGCCACCATTTGCACTAGAAGAAACCGTAAAGGTTCTTACCTTTGGTGCACAGAAATATGAACGTGATAACTGGCAAAAAGTTCCAGATTCTAAACGTAGGTATTTTGATGCACTTCAAAGGCATGTTTGGGCTTGGAAACGTGGCGAACAAGATGACCCAGAATCTGGTATTCATCACTTGGCACATGCTATGTGCTGCTTGATGTTTCTTTATGAACATGATACAATCTATTCTAAGGAAACTTTACATAATGAGGAAAACAAATGAAACTATCTACCGAAACACTTAACGTTCTAAAGAACTTTTCTACAATCAATCAAAACCTTGAATTCAAACAAGGTAACAAGTTGACAACCATCTCTGCTGGCAAGTCCGTCTTGGCACAAGCAACAGTCAAAGATGAATTTCCACAAAACTTTTGTGTGTATGATTTGAACCAATTCTTGTTGGTGCATTCTATGTTCAAGGGTGATGTTGAACTTGAATTTGATGCGTCTAATATTACCTTCAAGGGTGGTCGTAGCAAGACAAAGTATCGCATGGCGTCCAGAGACACCATCGTTGTTCCACCAGAAAAAGAAATCAAGTTGAATGACATTGATTACTCTTTCACCTTGTCTGATGTTGACTATGCAGAAATCATGCGTTCTGCCGCAATCCTATCATCACCAAACATCGCAATTAAGTCTGACGGTGATACTGTTGAAATCTTTGCTTATGATGCCAAGGATGATTCACAACACACCAGTTCTATCAAGGTCGGTGATGGCAACGGTAAAACATTTACTCTCGTATTCAAGACTGAAAACTTGAAGATGATTCAAGGTACATATGATGTTCAAATCTCATTCAAAGGTTTGGCACAATTCAAAAACACCAAAGAAGAAATCCAATACTGGATTGCAATTGAATCAAAAGAAAGCACCTTCTAAATATGACTAACCAAGTTCAAACATTATACGGCACCTTTGATGAGAAACAACTGAGGTCTCTCAAAGGTTATATTGAAGAAATTGTGGTGTGCATGTCACGTGCAAAATCAACATCACAATCTATGGCGGACATGGTAAGTCTTGCCCATGATGAATTGAAAATCCCCAAGAAGATTATCAAACGCATGGCTAAGGTTCAATACAACCAATCATTACAAGAAGAAGTTGCAGAATTCAAAGAGTTTGAAGCTCTACTAGAAAGTATTAAAGATGTTAAGTAAACTATTTGGTCTATTCAAGTCTAAGCCTGTGGAAAAACAACCAGAACCACCTTTGGTTCAATTGGGTCCTGAAAAAACAGAAATTACTATTGAATATGAATTGATTGAATCGCCAACACCTCAACAACTTGAAGATGCTTTCAAAGAAGAAGAATTGGTTGGCAATCCAATTCCTATGCCAGGAACTATTGGTGGTGCAACTATTAAATTTGCTGAAGAACCAAAGTATGAAAAAGACAATGGTCCTTTGACTGAAAAACAAAAGGAAATGATTATTGAAACTTTTCCAGAATCAGTAAATCCACTTCCTACTCCAAAGAAACGTGCACCACGTAAGACTGCCGCAAAGAAAGTCACTAAAAATGGAAAAAGCAACTCGTAGGTCTTTTGCCAAAACATTAGGCCTTTCTGGCCTACTTGTTGCCGGTATTGAAGGTTACAAGGAAGTGAAAGAGCGTATTGTATATAAACAAGACGAGATTCCTTCCGAAGAACTACAAAAACAGATTGATACCAAACCTGTGTTGCAATTGAGTGCAACATACGGTGAAGAAATGCCGCCACAGAAATACTACGGAACAAACATGTATGTTATATCGGGTATAGGTCCAACATACAAACCTGGTACAGAGAAAAAAGTTCAGGTGAATATTGTTCCTGGTCCTGATGGTAAGTTATACGTCAAAGAACTTGACCAATGGCGTAGAATCTGATACAATGAATTTTTATATTATGAGGTTATTGAATGTCAAATCACTTGTTGTGGGTGGAAAAGTATCGTCCTAAAACGATTGAAGATTGTATCCTTCCCGATTCTTTGAAAGCAACTTTCCAAGAATATGTTAATAGAAAAGAGATTCCCAATCTCTTGTTGTCTGGCACCGCCGGTGTCGGTAAAACCACAGTCGCAAAAGCTTTGTGTGAAGAAGTTGGTTGTGATTATATCGTAATCAACGGTTCTGATGAGAATGGTGTTGAAACCATTCGTGTCAAGATTAAAAACTATGCATCATCCGTTTCTTTGATGGGTGGTCGCAAAGTTATCATCTTAGATGAGGCAGATTATCTATCACATCAAGCCCAAGCGATCCTGCGTGGTTCTATTGAAGAATTTTCTAACAACTGTTCGTTCATATTCACTTGCAACTTTAAGAATCGGATTATTGATCCTATTCATTCTCGTTGCACCGTGGTTGACTTTAAGTTGAATGGTTCTAAAGCCAAGATGGCAACCGCATTCTTCAAGCGTGTTGAAAACATTCTTACACAAGAGAATATCACATATGAAAAAGATGTGGTTGCTGCCATCATCACTAAACACTTTCCCGACAATCGCCGCATTCTAAATGAACTGCAACGATATGGTATTTCTGGTAGCATTGACAAAGGTATTCTTGGCCATGTTTCTGATGTGCAATTGACTGATTTGGTCAAGTCTCTGAAGTCTAAAGATTTCTCAGGCGCTCGCAAGTGGGTTGCAAACAATTCTGACCAAGATTCTTCTGTTTTATTCAGAAAGATATATGACATAATGAATGAT